CGGGGCGTGAAGAAAATCCATGCGCGTGCCGCCGCTTAATAAATACCGATCAAACCAAATATGGTGGAAAATATGGCTGATTCGCTGCATCAACGAGGCAAGGAGCGCGGAGGGGTACGCCGTTACCTTGATACCGTCACGCCGGAAGAATACGCGCCGCAAACGGGTGAAGTTGACCTTACGGAAATCACGCTCACGGGCCTTGCCGACCTCTACGGCTCGGACAAAGGCAACATCAAGCACGGTTACACGAAGGTCTACGAAAAACTGATTGCTGATCTGACGCCAAACCGCAAAACCGCACAGCTGCGGGTAGGAGAAATTGGGGTGGCGTGTGGTGCAAGCCTGCGGATGTGGGCGAATTACCTACCGCAGAGCAGCATTGAGGGCTTTGACATACGCCCTGACTGCGCAAACCTCTGCAAAGACCTGCCAAACGTCAAAATCACCATTGCCGACGCTCGCACGCTGGATCGGCGTAACTACGACCTATTTGTGGATGACGGCAGCCACATTGCCGAGGACATTGTAGGTACGTTGGTGCATTGCCAGAACTGGGTGCGTTCGGACGGTTTTTACGTCATTGAGGATATGAGCTGCACGTATAACCCCGAGTACACCGCAAAGTTTAATCAGCACTTTGGTGGCAAAAAGCCAAACGATAGGCGGTTGATGCTGTCGCTTTTTGACGAACTATCGCGCATGGTGGACGGCAAGGCCGGGACGTTCAGCGAGATGTACTATTACCCGCAAATGTGGGTGCTGAAAAAGCGATGAGACACGCTGCCCGCCGTGACGGCAACGACGCCATCATCACCGACGCCTTGCGCAAGGCAGGCTTCACGGTCACCGATTTCGGTAAGGCAGGCCAAGGCATCCCCGACAAACTCGTGACGAAACTGCTACCCGATGGCAAATCGTGGGTGTGCTGGGTAGAGATCAAGATGCCGACGGGGCGGCTACGGGAGGCGCAGGAAGCCTTTAAGCGCGTGTTTGACGGCAGGGGCGAGTATTACGTCGCCCGTGACCCAGAAACCGCCATACGCGATCTGTATGCGCTATACGACGATGCCATCAAGCCAGAGCAGCGTCGGTGAACATTTGCGCCTTACGGTTGCCCTTGTAATGCGCGATGACGGGGTTCGGATGCTCGCCAAAATGCTCGGGAAGGCAGGCATATTGATGCTCTGGCAGGTGCGCGACGACAAACGGCGGCAGACGGTTGACGTACTCCCGCAGCACCTCTTGGTCGCCGTACCAAGTTTTGTATTTGGGTTCCAGCCGGTCGTACATCTCGGCCAACTGTTCCCACGCAAACCCGTCAGGGGTGATGGTGCAGCAGCCAATATAGGGATACACAGCATCCAGCGTTTTACCCGCGTGTTCGGAGTAATCCTGACCGCGTTGTTTGGCGTTAAAGATCGCTTCACGCTGAAAGGATCGGCGCGTTACGGCAATGACCGCATCGCCCAACAACAACTCGGGATGCAGGGGACGGCGCACCAGCATATCGGTGTCCATGTACAGGGCTGGCTGGGCAAGTTGCAGCGCGGCAAACGCTCGGGTGCGCCACAGCATCAGGTACTCGGGATTGCCCTCGGTGGGGTGCGCCCAAGTCACACCCGGTATGGTCGGGGTGTCCTTGTCGGTCACTTGGATGATTTCAGCGCCCGGATTGTGCTTACGAAGGGACGCCACCATTGCAGTCGGTTGGGAAATATCCGCACCGACATGGAAAAACACAAAGGTTGACATAGGAGAAATCTAACATGGTTAATTTGAACAGAAAACGCACTAGCCGAATTATTTGGGAAACGCTGCTAGAAAACGTGGTCAGCCACCCGAAGATGCCGTGGGTAGAGCAAATGAATATGCTGGAGGCGCTACGGCCTACGGCACAAATCCAGACAGGCAGCATCAGCCTTGCGACCTTCTGGTGCTTGTACGCCACGGTGCAGATGTTTAAGCCCAAGAAGATCGCAGAGGTCGGTACTTACATCGGCAAGTCCACCCTTGCGCTCGCCTCGGGCGGTGCCGAGGTTCACACCTGCGATAACAGCAACGACATCAAGCTGCCCTTTAAGGTCAACCAGTACCCGATGAAAAGCAGCACAGAGATGTTTGAGCATCTGATGCGCGAGAAGATCAGGACAGACATGGTGTTTTTGGATGGCCGCCTCTCGCCCCGAGACGCACGGTTGCTCGCGGAGTTTGCTCACCCGCAGACGGTTGTGGCGCTAGATGACTTTGAGGGCGTGGAAAAGGGTGTGGCGAACGCGCAGATGTTTCAGTACGAGGGGGCAATGCTCGTTTACCCCGCCGAAAAGGAGCTTCTTGAAAAGCACGGTTTGCCCGACGAAAGCACGCTCGCGCTCGTCCTGCCGTATAGCGTCGTGCAGTTGACGAACCAGTAGCAAAATCCTACCCTCGCACTCGGAGGAATCTATGTCGCACAAGGACGCCGCAGAGTTTGTGGGAGTGCTGCTGCATAGCAGTACGGCAGCCCATTACCTGCACTTGAACACCGCCTCCTACGCCGCCCACAAGGCGCTCGGCCATTACTACGAGAACATCGTAGACTTGGCTGACCGATACGCAGAAGCCTACCAAGGCCACTTCGGCATCATCCCGCTCGCAGACTACCCCGAGGGGTTCAAGGTACAAACCGACGCGGCAAAGTACGCCGACAGCCTGCTGACGTTCGTGAAGGGCATCCGTAAGGAGCTGCCGCAAGACACCGACTTGCAGAACATCGTGGACGAGATCGTGGGCGAGATTGCCTCCCTTTCGTACAAGCTGGAGCGTTTTAAATAGTGCAAATTGAACAAATCGGGATCGCTACCCTGATCCCGTTTGCTAAAAACAGCCGCACACACAGCGACGCACAGGTAGCCCAGATCGCGGCCAGCATCCGCGAATTTGGGTTTACTAATCCCGTATTGATAGACGAGGCCAACGGCATCATCGCCGGTCATGGGCGCGTTATGGCTGCCCGTAAGTTAAAACTAACCGAGGTGCCGTGCATACGCCTTGCCCACCTGTCAGACGCCCAAAAGCGGGCTTATGTTATTGCCGACAACAAACTTGCCCTTAACGCAGGGTGGGACGAGGCCATGCTCAAACTGGAGTTGGCCGACTTAAAAGCTTTGGACTTTGACCTTGACCTAACGGGCTTTGACACGGACGAAATAAACGCCCTATTGGCCGAAAAGGGTACGGAGGGGCTAACTGACCCCGACGATACGCCCGAGCCGCCCGTGGAGCCTGTCACGCGCCTTGGCGACGTATGGGTATGCGGCCAACACCGGGTAATGTGCGGCTCCAGCCTAGAAATGACCGCAATAGAACGCCTATGCGGGGATCAGCGGGTAGATATGCTACTGACTGACCCTCCTTATAACGTGGCGTATACAGGCAAAACTAAAGACGCACTAACCATTCAAAACGACAGCATGGGCGACGAAGCGTTTAGGACTTTTTTGCGGGACGCTTTTGTTACGGCTGATGCGGTTCTGAAACCGGGGGCGGTGTTTTACGTTTGGCACGCGGACTCGGAGGGCTATAACTTTCGTGGGGCGTGTAAGGACGCCAACTGGAAAGTGCGGCAATGCCTAATATGGCAGAAAAGCAGCATGGTAATGGGGCGGCAGGATTACCACTGGCAACACGAACCGTGCCTTTATGGCTGGAAAGACGGCGCTGGTCATTTGTGGGCGTCTGACCGAAAACAAACCACCCTGCTTAAGTTTGATCGCCCAAGTCGTAGCGAAGATCACCCCACGATGAAACCCGTGGCGCTGTTTGAGTACCAGCTGCTTAACAACACCAAGGGCGGGGATATTGTGCTGGACTCATTTGGTGGAAGCGGCACAACATTAATTGCAGCCGAAAAGAACGGACGCATAGCCCGGATTATGGAACTAGACCCCAAGTACGTTGACGTGATCGTTAAACGCTGGGAGGACTTCAGCGGCCAGAAAGCGGTGCTGGAATCTACTGGCGAGCCGTTTAAGGCCGCGGCATGAAACGCAAGGAAACGCGCATTAGCGAACGCACCGGCCAACCCAAGCAAGGCCACCAAGGAGAAGGCGGCGGTCGCCCCCCGTTTGAGATTGACTACGAAGCTGTTAAGAAGCTGGCAGGCATCCAATGTACGCAGACCGAAATCGCCGCTTGGCTTGGTTGTCACGTCAATACGCTGCTAACCGACGAGAAGTTTATGGAGATTTATAAAAGCGGCATGGAAGGCGGCAAAATGTCGCTGCGCCGCCACCAATGGCGGGCGTTAGAGGAAGGCAACACCACGATGCTAGTGTGGCTTGGTAAGCAGTACCTCGGGCAACGGGAAAAGAACGAGCTGACGGGCGCTGATGGCAAGGATTTGGTCATCACATGGCTGCCGCCCCAGTAGTCATACCCTACGCGCCACGTAGGATGTTCATGCCGTTCCATGAGCGCACCCAACGGTGGGCGTGTCTGGTAGCTCACCGAAGAGCTGGGAAAACTGTTGCAGCAGTAAACGACATTATCCGGTCGGCTATGTTTGCCCGAAGCTCAAACCCGTTGTACGGCTACTGCGCCCCGTACCGCTCGCAAGCCAAGTCGGTCGCATGGGACTACTTTAAGTTTTACGCCGCCCCCGTCACCCGTGACGTAAACGAATCCGAATTAATGGTGGAATTAGTGAACGGCGCGAAGATCAGGCTGTTTGGCGCTGACAACGCTGACGCGATGCGCGGGCTTGGTTTTGATGGCATTTACATGGACGAATACGGTGACTTTAAGCCGAGCGTATTCGGGAACGTCATACGCCCTGCCCTCTCCGACAAACAAGGCTGGGCGGTGTTTGGCGGTACGCCCAAAGGCAAGAATGCCTTTTGGGAGATTTACAAAACCGCTGCTCGTCTTTCTGGCGAGTGGTTCCTGCTGCGCCTCCCCGCCTCCAGCAGCGGGCTTCTCCCTAGCGGCGAACTAGCCGCCGCCCGGGCGCAATTGGCCGAGGATCAGTATTTGCAGGAGTACGAGTGCAGTTTTGAGGCTGCCATCCTCGGCGCTTTTTACGGTAAGGAAATGCGTGAGGCTGACCAACAAGGCCGCATCTGCCAAGTGCCACACGACCCGAATTACCCTGTGTACACCGCGTGGGACTTGGGTTATCGGGACGACACCGCCATTTGGTTCTACCAAATTGGGCGCGGGGAAATCCGCGTTATAGACTTCCACGCTGTCTCTGGCGCTGACATCTACGACATTGCCGAAACGGTGACGCAGAAGCCGTACCGCTACGCTCGCCACTACTTGCCACATGACGCCCGCGCCAAGAGCTTGCAGACGGGCAAGAGCATTATTGAGCAGCTGGCTACGCATCTGGATGTCGCCAAACTCGCTGTCGTTCCCGACATTGGCGTGCAAAGCGGCATCCAAGCCGTTCGCATGACGCTGCCTCGCGTGTGGTTTGACGGAGAACGTTGCCGCGAAGGGATAGAGGCGCTGCGTCAGTATCAGCGTGAGTATGACGAGGATAAAAAGGCTTACCGCCAATCACCGCGCCACGACTGGACAAGCCACCCAGCGGATGCCTTTCGCATGATGGCCGTATCATGGCAAGATATCGCTGACAAGACCCCGGCCCTTGAGCCTAAACCGCTGATGGTCGGCCCCGAGAACACAGTAACGCTCAACGATATGTGGCAGGTACACGACCGCACGGTGAGCAAGAGGGCGAGGATATGAGTACGAATGCACCTACCCGCTATAACTACGTCGCCGTGGCCGCCACCTCAAGCAGCACGTTTGGTGCCGCAGGGGCGTATATCCACAGCGTCGTGGTGAACGTGTCCAGCAACACGGAAGCGACCGTCGTGGTCAGCGACAACGGCACCGAACTTGTACGCTTTCCGGCTACGCAGGCCGCTGGCGTGTATGTCGTGCCGCTTGCCGTAGCAACGACTGGCGCAATCACGGCGACCTGCTCGGGCAACTCCAACTGCCGCGTTGTCGGCCTGTTCAGCGATTACGTATGAACCGGCGAAGGCGATCAGCGCCCGCAACAAGGGGTAGAGACTGATGGACGTAATGACGCAGCCTGAACTCAACAAGTACCTCCGCATCATCGGGCAGTACGACAACGAATTTGCCAAGTGGACAGCGCGAACCAAGAAGATCATCAAGCGTTACCGCGACGATACCCGTGGGCAGACGCTGACCGAATCGGCCAAGTTCAACATCCTCTGGTCAAACGTGCAGACGCTACGCCCTGCCGTCTACGCCAAACTTCCCAAAGCTGACATTGGCCGCCGCTTTGGTGACAACGACCCCGTTGGCCGCGTCGCAGGACAATTGCTAGAACGCGCCATTGACTTTGAAATTGAGCATTACCCCGATTACCGCTCAACTATGTCTTACTGCGTAGAGGATCGGTTCCTCGGTGGACGCGGCACGGCATGGGTACGTTACGAACCGCACACCGCCCCTATCGGCATTGAGGATGACGGCGTATCGGTTACTAGCGATATTGAGCAGGGCGAGGGCGCACCGCCGCAGATGGAGCGCATAGAGTACGAATGCGCCCCGGTGGATTACGTTCATTGGCGTGACTTTGGTCACAGCACCGCCCGCACATGGGAAGAAGTCGGACAGGTATGGCGCTGGGTTTACATGACCCGCGAGGCGCTCGTAGAGCGGTTTGGCGAGGAAATGGCGGCCAAGATACCGCTAGACCAAGGCCCAGAGCCGCTAAACGCTTACAACGAAAACAAGCGCCTTTATAACCGCGCAAAAATTTGCGAACTGTGGGACAAGGAAACCCAGAAGGTTTACTGGTTCTCCAAGGGTATGCCGCAGATCATTGATGTGCGTGACGACCCGCTCGGCCTTGAGGGTTTCTACCCCTGCCCACGCCCGCTGTACGCCACGACGACTAGCGATACGCTCGTACCCGTTCCTGACTTTATCCTGTACCAAGATCAGGCAATGGAGTTGGACATCCTCTCCGACCGCATTGACGGCTTGGTAAAATCGCTGCGTGTGCGTGGCGTATACGACGCCAGCCAGCCTGCCCTGCAACGCCTAATGACGGAGGGCGACAACAATGCACTTATACCAGTTGATAAGTGGATGGCTTTCAGCGAGAAGGGCGGCCTTAAAGGCAGCATTGACCTTCTCCCGCTGGACACGCTCGCCAACGCCCTCCTCAACTGCTACCGCGCCCGAGAGGACATCAAGAGCCAAATCTACGAAATCACGGGCATTGCAGACATCATCCGAGGCGTCTCGGCAGCCTCGGAAACGGCCACGGCGCAGCAAATCAAAGGTCAGTACGCAGGATTAAGACTGCGCTCCATGCAGGAGGAGGTGGCGATGTTTGCCGCCGAACTCATCCGGCTGAAAGCACAGGTCATGTGTATGCACTACCAGCCAGAGACGATTCTGGCGTATGCCGCTGCCGAGCAGATGACCCCGGCGGATCAACAATTGATCCCGCAGGCGCTGGAACTGATCCGTAACAAGCCGTTGCGTAGCTTCCGCATAGACATTGCCTCTGACTCGCTTGTGATGCTGGACGAGAACCAGAACAAGCAGGATCGGCTGCAATTCCTACAGGCGTTTGGTGGGTTCCTCGCGCAGGCACTCCCGGTTGGTCAGGCGTCACCCGAGATGGTGCCGATGATGATGGAGTTGCTGCGCTTTGGTATGCAGGCGTTCAAGGCTGCCCGCCCGATTGAGGGTCAGATTGACGCAACCTTGCAACAGTTGGCACAAGCTGCCCAACAGCAGCAGCCTGATGGCGAGCAACAGGGCAAGCAAGCCGAGTTGCAGCAGAAGGGTCAAATGGAGCAGGGCCGTATGCAGATGGAGGCCGCGCTACAGCAGGCCAAGCTGCAACAGCAGATGCAGATGGAGCAGCTGAAGAACCAGACCAAGATGGCGATGGAGCAGCAGAAGCAGCAGTTTGAGGCGCAGTTGGAAGCCATGAAGCTGCAAAGTCAGCAGGAAGCGGCCAAGTACAAGGCTGATATGGACGCCCAGACGCGTCTCATCATCGCGCAAATGAACAAAACTTTACCAACGCCCCCGCTTAATCAATGAAACGCACGTATGTTTTATTAGACGGCGAGTTTGTGGAGCGCAAAAAGGATGCGCAGGGCCGGTATCACTTTGTCCAGCCTGACATCCAGCCATACAAGAGCATGATTGACGGTCGCATGGTTACCTCGCGCTCACAGCACCGCCGCCATTTGAAGGCGCATGGCTGTGAGGAGGTAGGCAACGACGATCCCGCCAAACACATACGGCAGGAAAAGCAGTCAAACGAGCGTTTGGAGCGCCTCAAGTACGAGGTGAACAATCGCATGACTAACGAACAAGCTGACCGAATCATTAGGCAGTTGCGCCAAGAGATTAATTTCACCAATCCCCACAGGAGAGGCTAGATGGACGTTGAGAATCAGGAAGCCCCACAGGCTGAACCGATTGACCGCAGGGCAATGCTGGAGGAACAGCTTGAGGCTGCCGAGCGTGGTGAGCCGATTGAGGCCCGGTCACGCGACGAATCAGGCCGTTTCGCCAAACCCGCCAAGGTAGAGGCGCAGCCCGAAACCGAACCCGAAGAACCGCCGGTATGGCGTCGTCCTCCCGCGTCGTGGAAAAAGGATTTCCATGAGGTTTGGCAGAAAGCCGACCCCAAGATGCAGGAATACGCATGGCAGCGTGAGGAGCAGATGCGAGCGGGCGTGGAACCGCTGCTCTCCAAGGCGCAGTTTGCCGATGCGATGCAGGAAGCCATTAGCCCCTACATGAACACGATTCAAGGGCTTGGCTTGCAGCCAGAAAAGGCTGTTGCCGCGTTGATGGAAGCTGACCACAAGCTCCGTAACAGCGACCCGCAGACCAAAATGCAGTATTTCATGCAGTTGGCGCAGAGCTACGGCATCAACTTGGGCGCAATGCAGCCCCAAGCGCCGGGTGCAGCGCCTGTGCAAAATGCAGCAGTTGATCCGATGGTGTATCAGCTGCAAAACGAACTGAACAAAGTCCGTGGCGAGGTCATGGGCTGGAAACAGCAGCAGGAAATGGTGGAAAACCAGACTCTGCTAAACGAAATCAACCAATTTAGTTTGAAGGCCGATCATTTTGAAGAAGTCCGACCGACGATGATTCAGCTCCTACAGAGCGGAGTCGCGCAGACGTTGGATGAAGCCTATGATAAGGCCATTCGGCTTGACCCGACCTTGTTTGAACAGACGCTAAAAGCCAAACAGGCTGAAGAATCTGCCAAACAGGCGAAGGAGGCCAATCGGGTAGCAAAAACTGCCCGCGCAGCAGCGGTGAGCGTCAGAAGTGCCACACCCGGCCCAAACACGGCTCCCAAGGCAGCAAACCGTCGCGCCCTCTTGGAAGAGGCTTTCTCCGAAACAGAGACGCGTTTGTAATTAACTGATAAAGGAGTCATCAAATGGCATTTGCCAACTCAAGTATCAGCGACATCATTGCTACCACCATTCAGAGCCGTAGCGGTGAGCTTGCTGACAACGTGACGAACAACAACGCGTTGCTTCGTCGTCTTAAGGAGCGTGGGAACGTCAAAACGTTCTCGGGCGGTAACGTGATTCTTCAAGAAATCATGTACACCGATCCGACCACGAACAACACGAACAGCTACTCCGGTTACGAAGTGCTGAACGTGGGTCAGAACAGCCCGATCAGCTCGGCGCAGTTCTCCATCACGCAGTACGCTTCTGCGGTGACCATCTCGGGTCTGGAGATGATCCAGAACTCGGGTAAGGAGGCCATCATTGACCTTCTTGACGGTCGCATGGAAGTGGCCGAAGCCCAGCTGGCTAACCGCATTAGCGGTGACCTGTATGGCGACGGCACCGGCAACGCGGGTAAGAACCTTACGGGTCTTGCTGCTGCTGTGCCGGATGACCCGACTGTTGGCACCTACGGCGGCATCAACCGCGCTGTGTGGTCGTTCTGGCAGAGCAAGAAGTTCTCGGCTTCCGCTGATGGCGGTGGTGCGGGCGCTGTCTCCAGCACGACGATCCAAGGCTACATGGACGCCTTGGCCGTGCAGCTGGTTCGTGGCACCGACAAGCCTGACCTGATCGTGGCCGACAACAACTACTACCGGTTCTACTTGCAGTCGCTACAGGCGATTCAGCGTATTACCGAGAGTGGTTCGGGCATGGCGGGCGCGGGCTTTGCCTCCCTCAAGTACTACGGCGCAGGCATGGCCTCCGACGTTGTGCTGGACGGTGGTATCGGTTCGTCCACCTACAACAGCGGTTCGGGGAACGCCAACCATATGTGGTTCCTCAACACCAAGTACCTGATGTTCCGCCCCCATAAAGATCGCAACTTTGTTCCGATCGGTGGCGAGCGTCAGGCCGTCAACCAAGACGCCATTGTGAAACTGATTGGCTGGGCAGGTAACTTGACCTGCTCGGGCAGCCAGTTCCAAGGCGTGTTGATTGCTTAAGGAGTAAACGACAATGGCAATTTCTACTAGCAATCTCATTGGCGTTTCGCTCGGCTACGCCGACACCTCGGCGTCGTTCAAGCTCGGCACGACCGTGAACCTTGATGATGGCGGTCAGGCCATTTATGTGCAGGCGGCTTCTGCTGTCAGCACGTATATGGCTGTCTCGGTTAAGGGCGATAACACCGTTGTCCCGTTGACCACGACCAACTCGGCACAGAGCAAAGTCATTGGCTTTGCGCAGGTGTCAATTGCGCCGCTCTCGTATGGCTGGGTGCAGCTTGGCGGTAAGCCGGTTGTGAACCTTGCTGCTTCTTGCCTCCCGGCTGTGCCGCTCTTTACGACGGCGACGGCGGGAACGCTTGACGATGCCACGGTAACCGGCGGTCTGGTGATGGGCATTGTTGCCCTTACCACGGCGTCGGGCGCTACCGCTCTGACCTGCGTTGCGGGCTACCCGCACGTTGCGACGGGCGTCGTGGGCTTCTAACGATGCAACCTCTGGAAATCACGGTTCAAGCGGCGGGTACGGCAGAGGAGCTTTGCTCCAATATCCGCTCGGCGCTCGGCCGTGGTTTACCAGAACTGACCCTCGCTCCCATCAAGCACGATGGCAACATGGTGCTGGTGGCGAGCGGGTGGTCTATGCCCGATTACATCAACGAGATTAAGGCGCACCGCCGAGCCGGTCGCCCTATTGTGGCTATTAAGGCCGCACACGACTTTCTGGTGGAGAACGGGGTTGAACCCGACCTGTGGGTTAACCTTGACCCGCGTGACCGTACAAGCGGCATACAGCGGCTGAACAAGCATACGGTGTATATGCCCTCGTCACGCTGCCCACCGACCACGTTTGACTACCTTAAAGATCACAAGGTGCTGCTGTGGCACTCATGGGCAGAAGGCCCAGAGATGCAGGCTATTGGCCCCGGCAAACTTGCCATTGGCGGCGGCACCACTTCTGGCCTACGGGCCATCAACATCGGCTACATCCTCGGATTCCGACACTTCACGCTATACGGCTATGACTCTTGTAACCGTGCTGACGGCGTAAAGCGGTTCACGGGCGACAAGGCAGGCCAAACCATAGACATTTGGGTAGGCGGCCCAACCGGCAAGAAGTTCAACTGCAACCTTGCTATGGCCCAGCAGGCCAACGAGTTCCAGAAGATTTATGAGGTCATGGGCGATGTCAACATTGAGGCCCACGGCCCCGGTCTGATTGCAGAGATTCTGCGTGTCAGGCGCGAACGCGCGATGGCAGCCTGATGGCGATCCCCTCCCGAGTATTGGGGTCGGGCGTTAACCAACTCTCCACGGTATCTATCTGCGGGGACGGTAACGCTGCGGTGACGGCTGCTGGCACCTCGGCAGGCGATGCTACGGTCATCACCTACGTCTACAACAACGTCACGACCGTTGGCTCTGGCGCAGGGGTCAAACTGCCGCCAACCGAGATGGGCGAAACGATTATCGTCAAAAACAGCGGCGCTAATACGCTGACGGTTTACCCCTACGACACGGGCAGCAGTATCAACAACGCCGGGTTTGGCACGATCAACCCTGATTGCTCGGCTATGTTTTATGCCGTCAGCAATACGCTATGGGAAGAACTGCAAGGTTTTGGCCGCTCGGTGCCGATCCTGCACTACGGTGCGTTTTCCGACACGACTCTGCAAACGGCGGCATCTATCAACACCGCTTATGCCATGACTTTTGACACAACCGATAGCAGCAACGGCATATCGGTCGGCTCGCCTACCTCTCGGCTGGTAGTTGACTATCAAGGCGTCTATAACGTGCAGTTTTCGGCGCAGTTGGACAAAACTTCAGGCGGCGCAGGCAATATCTACATTTGGTTAAGAAAAAACGACACCGACGTCGCTAACACGGCAACGACTGTTGCTATTCAAGGAACCGCAGCGCGTACCGTCGCCGCGTGGAACTTTATCATCCAACTTGAACCCACTAATTACGTTGAATTGATGTGGGCTACGGATGACACAAGCGTTAGAATTCTTGCAGCCAGCGCCACAAGCGTATGGCCTGCGATCCCCTCGGTTATTTGTACCGTAACACAGGTCAACAACCTGTAATCCCCACAGGAGCAAGGACAATGCCATTAGATAGCGACATCAACAACGCCGACGCCCAACTGCACGTTGAGTTTTACACCCGCGACGAGGGCGCAAACGCAGGCAGAACCTACGTTCGCATCATGGCACCCGGTGACAAAACCAATATCCTTGACCAGCCGTTGCGCGACGACCACAAAGAGCGTTTCCCGCGTCAATGGCTTCATTACCAGATTCAGCAGAATGAGGGCGCGGCAGAGCAGATGGGTACGCCGCTCTCGCAATGGAACAAAGACGCTCCCGAGGAAATCAACCGCGACCAGATTGCAGAGTTGAACATCCTTAAGTTTGTGACCGTGGAGCAGCTTGCGCTGGCCTCGGATGCCCAGCTTCAACGCGTAGGCATGGGCGGTATTGGCTTGCGTGAGCGGGCGCGTTTGTACTTGAACCGCAAGAACCGCAGCGAAGCTAGCGCGGAGCTTGAGGACACCAAGAAACAGTTGGCGGCATTGCAGGCACAGATGGCATCGTTATTGTCAGATCGCACCGACGAGCCGAAGCGCCGTGGCAGACCGCCAAAAGAGTTAGCGGAGGCATAGTATGGGCAGCACGATGATTCAACTCATTCAGCAATGTACGAATGAGTTAGGCATACCCACACCCAACACGGTTGCTGGCAATACGAGTCAGGAAACCGTGCAGTTGCTGGCGCTGATGAACGCCGTGGGATATGAGTTGTTACGTCGTGCTGATTGGCGAGAATTGACCAAGCCGCATACGTTTTACACCGAAGCAACGTCTACCACGGGAACGTGGACAACAAACAGCTACACGATCACCGGCATCCCCTCTACGGCAGGGCTGTCTACCTCGTATCAAGTGCAAGGCGTCGGCATTCCAAACGCAACCTACGTTACGGGCGTAACCAGCGCCAATTCGGTGACGATTAACTACGCACCGACCGAAGCACAGATCGGCGGCCAGTTGACGTTCCAGAAGGTCAAGTACGACTTGCCGAGCGATTACAACAGCACGGTCAATCGCACGCATTGGGACAAGTCTAAGCGTTGGGAAATGCTCGGCCCCGAGTCTGCACAGCAATGGGAATGGCTGCTTTCGGGGTATATCAGCACCGGCCCACGTGTGCGCTGGCGCTTGTACGGCAAATACTTTCAGATTTGGCCGGGAATGAACGCAGGCGAGTTGCTTGGGTTTGAGTACCGCAGCAATGCGTGGGTAGAAAGCGCGGCAGGCTTGCCAAAAACCAGCTTTACCGTTGACACGGACACCTGTATTTACCCTGACCGTCTTATCGTTCTCGGTACAAAGCTCAAGTATTTTGAGGCCAAGGGCTTTGACACGACGGCGATTTACCGCGATTACTTAATGGAGTTTGATACAACAGTCGCGCAAGACGTTGCCGCTGCAAACCTCTCGTTTGCCCCGCGCCCGGGTACGGTGTTGATCGGCTACGACAACATTCCTGACAGCGGTTACGGTACGGATAGCCAGTAATGGCCTCGCCCGTTCGTCGCAGTCGGCTAATCCAGCGCACGCAGGCAAACGTCGCCTCGCTTCCCGCTCCCGTGGGCGGCTGGAATGCCCGTGACGCACTTGCGAACATGGCCCCAACGGATGCGGTGACGTTAGATAACCTATTCCCGGGCGTTTCTAGCGTGACGTTGCGCGGTGGCTACGACAAACACGCCATTGGCATGACGGGCCAGATTGAAACGCTGATGGAGTACAGCGCAGGAGCGACAGATAAGCTATTTGCCGTTGTGGGCGGCAGCATTTTTGACGTCACGGCAGCAGGAACGGTTGGCGCGGCCAAGGTCACGGGGTTATCTAATAGCCGATGGGAAGCCGCCAATATTACGACCTCGGCGGGTGGCTACCTGTACGCGGCAAATGGCGCTGATAAGCCCCTGTTGTTTGATGGCACCAATTGGACACCCATTGACGGCGCATCGTCGCCCGCGATTACCGGCGTTACGACTACCACATTGATGCAGCCCACCCTGTTCAAAAACAGGATGTGGTTTATTCAAACCAACTCGCTCAAAGCATGGTATTTGCCGACCGCCTCGGTGGGCGGCGCAGCAGCCTCGCTAGACCTGTCCTCGGTTGCCAAACTTGGCGGTAGGCTGGTCGCAATGGCCGCGTGGACGATTGACGCGGGCTACGGCGTGGATGACAACCTTGTGTTTGTCACCGACAAGGGCGAGGTCATTGTTTATCGCGGCACCGACCCCTCAAGCGCCTCCACATGGGCGTTAATCGGCATTTGGGTGGTGGGCGCACCAATTTCGCGGCGTTGCTTGATGAAGTACGGCGGCGATTTGCTGGTGCTGACGCTAGACGGTTTGGTGCCGCTTGCCTCGGCATTGCAGTCTTCCCGCCTTGATCCCAATGTTGCGCTGTCAGACAAGATTCAAGGCGCGTTTGCGTTAGCAGCGCGAACGTACAAAAACAATCACGGTTGGGCGTTGCAGTATTACCCGAACGCCAACGCATTGATCGTTAATATTCCGATTGGCGCGGGATCGCAGCAACAGTTCGTGATGAACAACATCACCAAAGCGTGGTGTCGGTTTACAGGCTGGTATGCAAACTGCTGGGCGCTGCTCGGGGATGAGGTGTATTTCGGCAGCGACGGTTACGTTGCAAAGGGTTGGACAGTCGGTACGGGGTCGGGCGGTTATAACGACAACGGGCAGGCCATCAACAGCAAGGCATTGCAAGCCTTCAACTACTTTGACACTCGTGGCGTTATCAAATACTTCACCCGAGGCCGAGTTACGACGTACAGCAACGGTGCGCCGACCATCGGTATCAACATTGCCGTGGACTTCCAAACGGATGACTTCCTTGGTGCGCTGTCATTTATAGCGAGCAATTACGGCCTATGGGACGTAGGACTTTGGGATCAAGCTATCTGGGGTAGCAACACCATTGCGACTAACACGGTCGTGGGTTTGAGCGGCATCGGATATTGCGGCGGCATCATTTTCAACAGCAGCAGCAAGAACGTGTCGCTGGAGTGGGCTTCAACGGATGTGGTGTATCAACTCGGATGGGCTGGAATATAGTTAGCGGCCCTCAAGTGGGGGCATGGGTTACCGCACAGACGGAAGGGGCGTTTGACCCCGCTCGGTCGGTTGCTATCGGCCTAGAGCGGGACGGCGAGTTGGTCGCGGGGACGGTATATGAGAATTGGAACGGGAGATCGGTCGTTTGCCACATTGCTTGGCAGCGGGTGACCCCAGCTTATATGGCGGCGGTGTATGACTATGCGTACAACGTCGCAAATGTTGATAAGATCATAGGGCCAATCAGCAGCAACCATACCCGGGCGCTCGCATTGGTCAGCAAGATGGGATTCTCGGAAGAAGCGCGGATTAAAGACGCCGCACATGATTCTGGGGATATTGTTTTGATGACGCAGACACCCGACAAGTGTCGTTTCTTGGAGCCTCGGTATGGGCAAAAAATCACCGGCACCGCCACCGGCACCTGATTACACCACCCTTGCGATCAAGCAGGGTGAGGCCAATTTGGCTGCTGCTAAGCAGTCGGCGTATATGTCCAACCCGAATATTTACGGGCCAACGGGTTCGCAGACCGTTACGTGGCAAAAGACGCGCACAACCGACACCGACGCCTACAACAAGGCGATGGAGCAATGGCGTCAGGCGTCAATGGCAAATCCCGACGCTTACGTGGGGGAAATGCCGACGCAAGAACAGTTCCAAACCGAAATTGAACAACCGACGGTTCGGCAAACGATTAATGCAAACGCTGAATCCGCGTTACGCGAGCAAGAGCTTGCACAGTTGTATATGTCGCAGGCGGCGCGAGGCGCTGCTGCCGGACTTGGCAACCTTGGTATCGCGTCAGCGTTTAGCACCAATTTGCCGGGGCTTGAGTATCGTATTCCCACCGCAGGCGGCATTGATCGCAGCGTTGTAGGCGGTGAATTGCCGGGTTACACCGACATTAGTTATGCCAACCAAGGGTTAGCGGGCGCTCCGACGCAGGGTTACACGCCTCTTGGTGGATATGGGTACGAAGCGTTGCCCGGGACGATGGGCGTTGGAGAACAAGCGCGAGGCAACATCCCCGTATTTGGCGCTGGACAGCCCTTTGACGCGGAATACTACGGTTTAGCACGCGGTGGCCCGCAAGCGCCAACAGACCTTGGACGCGCTGATGCAGGCCCGTTTGGCCCGGTAGGTGCGCCGTCAGGGCAAGCATTTGGCATGGCAGGCGGCGGCCCACAGGGCGGTTTGTTTGGCCTCGCAGGCGCAGGCCCGCAAGGTCTTAACCTACAAGGATTTGATTTTTCTGGCCTTGGTGGCCCGCAGGCAGCACCCGCGCAAGGTCAGTTTGGCTACGCGCAACAATTTGTTGGCGGCCCGCAGTTGCAGGGCCAGATTGATATGGAAGGGCTTGCCGCTGCCCCCGTGCAAGCAGGCACAACGGCGCAGCAAGCGATCATGTCGCGCCTTGCCCCGCAGTTGCAGGGCGAGCGCCAACAGCTTTACACGCAGCTGATTAACCAAGGTTTGCGCCCGGGCGGCGAAGCGTTTAACGCCGCCATGTCGTCGCAGATGCAGAAAGAAAACGATCTGCTGTTGCAGGCCGCCGCGCAGGGCATCAGCCTTGACCAAGCCGCTCGTCAGCAGGGCTTTGCTGAACAGCAATCCCGAGCCATGTTCGCCAATCAGGCGCAATTGCAGGGCTTTGGGGCGGGCATGGAACAGGCAGGGCTGTACAACGTCGGCCTCGGCCAGAACGTGCAGCAGGCGCTTGCCACGCAAGCCGCGCAGAATCAAGCGCAGCAGCAGGCGTTCCAGCAGCGATTGCAGGCGGGCGAGTTTGGCCAAGAAGCGCAGCTCGCATCATTCGGCACGCAACAGCAAGCGCAAGAAGCGCAGAACCGGGCTATTGCGCAAAACTTTGCACAGGCGCAAACCGCCCAAGAAGCGCAAAACCAAGCGATTGGACAAAACTTCCAACAAGCGTTGGCCTCACAACAAGCGCAAAACGCCGCCTTGGGCCAAGGTTTCGGTCAAGCAATGGGCGCTGCGGAATTTAACCGCGCTGGGCTTTTGGCTCAGTTCGGCATGGGCCAGCAAGCGCAAGAACTGGCAAACCAAGCCATTTCGCAAAATTACGACCGGTCGCTTGCGATGCGTGAATTGCAAAACGCCGCGTTGCAGCAGACGTTTAACCAATACCAAGCCCAGCAGCAATTGATGAACACCGCAGGGGCGCAAAACTTTCAGCAGCAGTTGCAGGCGCAAGAAGCCAACCTCGCCCGACAAGCGCAGCAGGCCGGTCAATCACGCGAACAGGCGCAGTTCTACAACCAAGCGCAAGCGCAAGCCATGCAACAGGAGCTGGCACGGCAACAGGCGCAAAACGCCACACAAGGCCAACAGTTCCAGCAGATTGTGCAGCAGCAAGAATCGCGCAACGCGGCGCTTAACCAGCGGTTTCAGCAGGATATGGCGCGACAAGCAGCGCAGAACGCCGCCCAGCAACAGCAGTTCCAGCAGAACATTGCAGGCCAGCAGTTCTACAACACGGCAATTCAGCAAGCGTTGGCGCAGCAGGCGGCAATCCGCAGCATTCCGGTCAACGAGATCAGCGCATTGCTCTCGGGCGGGCAAGTCAGCGTGCCGCAGTTCCAAGGCTACAGCGGCGTCAGCGTGGCCCCTGCGCCGATATTCCAAGCGGGACAGGCGGCAGGCGACTTTGCACAGCGCAATTATCAGAACCAAGTTGGTTCGTACAACGCTGGCATGGGATTACTTGGAAGCCTTGCTGGTGCGGCAGGCACGGCATTTGGCGGCCCGCTTGGCGGCGCTATCGGCAAAGGCTTATTCGGAGGCTAATACATGAACGGTTTTCAACCAGATCGTAGGCCGCAGCAGATGGCGCGTATGCTTGCCATGCAGGAACGCAACACCTCGCTCAACGCACCCCCGGGGCAGCGTGACATGGCGTACCGGCAGACGGCGGGGCTGGGTTACGCGCAGCCGACTCCGAACACCGCCCCCGGCGTGCCGCCGCAGGCCATGAATTTCAACGGCCCCCCGCAAGCAATGCAGGGCGGTCGCCCGTTTGGCTACAGCCAGAACATAAGCGGCACAGGAATGATGGGCATGGGCGCACCGCGTAACGCACCAATGCGCTCCCCGCAACTTGGC